ATACTGCTGTTCCATTATATACCATGACATTTTAATTTATTTGATTAATAATATTTGTTAAAACCAATGACTTCTGAACAATATAATGGGTCTCAGTCTGGCTCTCACTCACCTGATTCCCTTGCAGTCTTTGTGTAACTATTTCAAAGTTGGCACCAAGACTAATATATGATGCTGAAGTATTGCCTAAAATTTGTAATATCTGATCCGCCAAACTATCGCAATCCGCCTGACCTCCAAAGTTACCTTCATAACCAGTGATAATATTGATAGTGGTTGTTGAATTATATAACATGTGATCTTTTGTCCGTGCTTCATCATTTGTATCATTCAATTGTATCACAACGAATGGAAAACGTATTGATTTAGGCACTCTGTCATAAACTGGTACATTTGCATTGTTCAGTGTCAATTGTCCGTTTAATGCGGTCAGTAATGCTGTTCTGAGGGCTGTATTGAGGTCTTTATAATCCATTATGTACGTTTGTATCTGATATTATGTTTACGAAAAACTTTTTCAATTCTTTGCGTAAAAATTGGAGCGATGTAATTAAAAGCAGGCATTAAGAATGGATATGCTTTTGTCCCCTTTCTTTTAATTGACATTTGGATTAAAAAAGCAATAGACATTTGATTATATTTTAATCTATTTCCTTTTAATACAGCTCTTTTAATTGATTGTCCTTTCTTTTTTCCTGACTTAAAAGTGTGCAATGTAAATGCCGTTCCAATTCCTTTTCTTCGCACCCATTCAATCAATGGTTCAAGTGGAGGTGTATGTGGTCTGCTGCCAAATTCAATAGACCCTGCATATTTTAATTTGCTTTTTATTCCCGGTTCTATACGAATGGCAAAAGGGTCTTTACTTATATTATGAACAGAAGCCATTAACTGACCTTTATCGATAGTATCATTATCTTGAATATTATCCTTTGCCGCTGTTTCCAAATCAAAAGATGTTCTATTTACAACTTTTAAAATATCATCACGCACGACAAACATTGCCCGTTTATCAATCTTATAACTGACTTTAGCCTGTATAATGCCTTTATTTGTCATAATGTAATATCACTTCCCTCATCTTTAAAGTAACCGATAATTTTTACATACATACCTTTGTTATCCACGTCCTCCACGCTTGTAGGTACAATTGTTTTGCTATCAGACACGAATTTCATATCGGTTGTAAAAATCAAACTGGGATTATATCTGACAATAAACTCATACCCGACAATTCCATATGTCTGATTAAATTGAAGTTGTCTGCCAAATGATAGCTGTTTCTTTGAAGCCCACACAGTGGCAGCCAGCACCCATGTGATTATTTGCCCTCCGCTATTATTATCAGCGGTTGTGCCTGTGTACGCTTCAAGCCTTCTATTTAGTTTTCCTACTTCCATTATATTATCATCATATATGGTTTCAAAATCAACTTAGTATTATCGGACAATTCGCTCATGTCGTTTCTGTTTTCATACCGATATAAAGCTTCTACCATTATTGCGTTTTTTAAAGCAACAGGCAGGCTCTGCCCGGCATCTCCTGAACTGATTGTATCATAACCCATCTGCACATCGAATTTTAACGGCAACACTGGCAATCCGGTAAAAACTATCAACTCATTTTTGATATAATAATCAGTGGCATCAAGAGCCGTTTCTGTTCCATCTGAATCAATTTCATAAATGTCATTAATGGCTAACAGAGGACCATACGGCAACCTTACAGACCAGCCGTAATTATCGAGCCAAACAAATATATTTTTTTCAGCAAATGATAGATTAGTATATCTCTCACAAGCCGTACGGGCTGCCACTAATAATGAAAGTATGAGGATGTCATCAGTTGTCATTGTATCATCAATCTTTGCAAAGTTTTTAAATTCTGCAAGTGTAACAGGTTCGCCTGAAACGTCCGTGTTGATTTTTATCTGTAAATTTTGGGGTTTGTAGCTCATACTGCCTCCTTCTTTTTTCTGCCCGGTTTCTTAATTTCTTTTACTGGAAGTTTTTCTTCTGGAATTTCAATAACCGGAAACTTCTGTTCGGGTATTTCAATCACGTTACCAAGTGTTGTACCATTTGGAGGTGCAATGACATCGCTGCCATATATTTCACATAAGTTGTGATTTATCCATTGTTCAGCCCGTGTGGTATTGGTTTCTTCCCATACCTCTCCTTTGCGGTGGCTGCGAATATCGTAAAATGACTTTAAAGCCCTAAGCTGTACGGAAGATGTTGTTACCTTTACATTTTTAGGCTTATCTGGAAGTAATACAAATGAATTCATAGCACTTTTCATTAAATTTTCTAACCGATCAATTTCCGGGGTTGTCTGTTCAGATATTTCACTACTTCGTGCTTTACAAATGTAAGAAATCTCTGTGTAATATTTTGAATCTTCACATAATTTTTTTAATTCATCAATCCATGATTGTATATTTTTTCTGTCGCTGATGTAAATCCCTGATTCTTTCAATGCTTCTTTCAATCCGGGAGTGTCGGTACACACAACCGGAATCCCAGAGCATATGGCTTCAATTGCTACACGTCCGTAGCTTTCATAATCAGAAGGCATGATGAGTATCTTTGTTTTTGCATAAACCTCATTTCGCATGTTAGGGGTGTTACTGATGTAAGTTATATTTTGAATACTTCGATCAATTTCTTGACCCCCGTAACCGCCTTCGACACCGAGAAACTGATATTGAGGCAAAGCTTTTGCGATTTGCTGTAGTATTTTTCCACCTTTATTTTCCCATAAATTAACAAGAGTGATATATTCCCGAGTAGTTTCTGTCTCATATTTTGAAGGTATAACAGGAGGGTGTACAACACACCCCTGATGAACGTATGAATTCTTATGCAGCTGTTGCAACCAGTCTGTGTTGTATATCATCCATGAAGGCAGACACCGGGCTACATCGCTGTAAGGTGTTGAATTGTGTACTATATGAAAATGTGGTTTGCCTGCCCTGCGACTATTACTAATGACAGCCCCTGTAAGTTGCAGATGCGACATAGCAAGATCGCACCATACATATAAATTTGAAATATTTTCCCGGTTGTCTTTAAATACTTTTACACCCTCAAATTCGTAATTATCCTTTGTCGGCACTAACACCCGGCACTCATGCCCACGTTGCTGTAACAACACTAATATTGCATGCAACATCCATTCTGCTCCGGCATTATGATAAGGTGGGTATCCGTGTATGTGGGCTAAAATCTTCATAGCATAAACAATTTTTCGTTCTTTTTTAAAATAGAGTAGTCAGCTACATCATTGGTTAGATCGCTAAAATCTTTGCGCTGAAACGCAACCATAGGGCTAACAATGTAACATTTCATTATCATTTGCCCTACTACCCTGAGCCACTCATCAAATACATCATGAGAATTCACAATGTATTCCGGAAACTTATAATGATGCAATATTTTGTCAATCGCTGCACGTGTGTATATTACAGCGTGTGTAGTCCATGCATTTGTTATTCGATAAATATTAGGGGTTATCCGGCGTAATGGCTGCCTTAAATTTGCGCCCAGATATATTATTTCAGCATCATCAGGAAGCTGAGAAATTGCTGTGTTAAACAAATGCCCGGCGTTATCAATAAATTCGACATCATCCTCAAAAACTATAATGTTTTGGTAATCGTTTTTTTGGGCATCCTGAAATATTTTTTCAAAAGATTTATTGAACCCTATCCGTCCGGCATGCTCATAATCAGGATATAATTGTCTGCCATCCACAGCACTGATTTTGTTTGGCAATGGCATGTTTGTATTTTTGCAAAAATTGACCAATTCAGGCATAACAAGCTCTAAGCGGTCAGTTCTTTTGTCTAAATTTAATAAATATGTGAGATCAATTTTCATTTTATATTTTTAAAAATAAGGGGAGCAAAATCGCTCTCACCCCCCTCATCCAACCATCTGAAATAAACAACCCAGAAATTATGCGCTGCCTTTTGCAAGAGCGTTTGTGAAGGTGTCGAATATAAAAGCATTTGGTCTTAACTGAGCCATTGCAAGTCTTTCTTCAAATCTGATTGTTAACAGGTTCTTTGTGAAATCGTCCTGTTCACGGTCAATCACAACACTTGGCGACATACGGTCTCCGATCAATGCTCCTGTTCTGAAATCTCCGATAAGGAAATCATCAGCAGTGATTGCAGTTGATTGAACCAAAGGACAGCCTCCAATGCTTGCAGGAATGATACCCATACGAACATCTGTTTGGAAAATATACTGTCCTGTAGTGTCTTTCGTAGTGACTATTTTCAAATAATCAGCAGGATTAATAAATACAGCTGTTGGCCTGTATTTCGCAATTCTGAGCTGTGTGATTGCATTCAAAATCACATCAATTCGTTGAACTGTTGAAATAGCCAGGTAATCGCTGTAATTAGCAGCATTGATTGACAGACCAGTGATATTAGGTGTTACACCTGACCCATAGACCAACTGTGTATCTTCCACGTCTAACAGGTCGTTGATGTATTTATACTGAAAGTAACCCAGCAGCATAGGCATATCATCGAACATCTGTTCAGACACCTTAGTCCAACAGGCAATCGTTGCAACTGGTGCAGCAGCCTGTGTCCATGTGGTAGAAACTTCGCCTTTTGCGCTTCCTTCTGTCTGCACAGCAGCTCCATTTACCAATACATTTTCTTTCACATAATACATCGTATTACTTGTGATAGGAACGATTGGAATGAAGTCACGTATACGGATAAACTCAGCAGGGTCGTACTGTAAGCCCGGAATTCTGAATGGTGCAATCACGTCTCCCGTGTTGCCTGATTCTAAAATAGTGGTCTTTTTTTCGATTGCTGAATAACCCTTCAAGTCTATTGAGTAAGGCCTTTTCCCACGTACAGCATCTTTAATTTCAACTTCATTTTTTAGAAAAAGTTCTTTAACTGCTGTAATAACGCTCTTTTTTTCTGCCTGTTTTTCAATAAACTTTTTGTGCTGAACACTGAGTGCATCAAAGTCCGCTCTAAGTGTCTTCATTGCAGCATCAGCGGCTTCCTGATTTTCATTGAATTTTTTCAGTAGGTTATCCATTGCTGATTTTGTTTCAGTGGAAACCTTACCATTTAACTCAATTTCTTCACCACATTTTTTCATGTAATGCTCGATTACTGAAGCCGTTGCTTTTGCATCCAAATCAACTGGAAATACCAGTGTAGGGATTGTAGCCAACGTGGCCAGTCCTGATGCAAATCCTAACGATGCAAGTGGATTTATATCCAATGCTATACAAACGCCAGCACCGATAAGAATAGCGATTGTAAATATCATTCCAAAAAATACTCTCTTTTTCATTGTTTTAAAATTTAAAAATTAATAAATATAGATTATCTAACTGGCAATGCTGCCGGGTTAAAATATGAGAGCCAAGATTTTTCAATAATAGGTTCTGTTGCGACTGGTTTCAGCGCAACAAGTGCCTTTTTTAATTCTTCGATTTGAAGTTGCAGCAAATATGCTCCTTCATCTGATTTACTGTTTTTGATAGCCTTTTCAATGTTGTCAATCTTTTTGCTGATGTTGTCGAATCGCTCAATGTCATTAAGACCTTTGACACTGACAACCTTTGCAAGTTCATTCATTCCCCACGTGACTGTTGACCCCTCCCATAGCTTAACTTCTTGCAATTCTCGAAGCCCTTTCTCAGCGTCAAGCATAGTGTATTTTATGGTCTGGAATCCGATTGAATGCTCATCAATTACACCATCTGCATACCACTGCATGACATCCTTACCAAGGGTTGTCTTGCTTATTTTTGTTTCAAAATAAAGCCCTTCGCTATCTTCTTTTAAAACATTTGGTTTGCTCAGAATCTTGTCAGGGTCGTGGTTGAACAAATGGATTATTCTATTTTTTGCTTCGGGTCCATTCTCACGGATAGTCTTTGCGAATGCTCCCGGGCGCATGATGTCATCGCCTAAATCAACATTATTAAACACGGAAAAATAGCCAGTGATAATGCCTTTTACATCATCTATGTCTTTTATTTTCGTTGCGATTGACTTATATTCTAACATAATTTTAATTATTAGTTGGATTAAGAAAAAAATATTCTAAAAGAAATGGGATATCACTCATTTCATCAAACTTTTTTTCAAATTCTTTTTCTTTTAAAATTTGAATTTTTTCAAATGTGGGTTCTGTTGTCATTATTTTATTGAAAAACTGATACCGCATCTGCATTGGATAACCTCGTTTGCATCCCCATCTGGATCAAGTGGATACAACATACCGTGTTTACTAATTTTAAATTTTTCATTCATTGGTATCGTTGTCCGATTCAACTTGGCGTGTGATTTACGTGTTCTGTGATCTCTGGCAGCAAGCCATGTCTTATGAGTTGCCCCGCTCATTATAGCACCCTTATAGCTTCCCATATTGGCAGCAGAAACAACCTCCGTACGGGCTATCCGTTCGGCTCTGTATGGATCAAATCCTTTTAACTTTGTCGTAATTTGCTTACTCATTTGAAAAATACTTTCTCCATTTTTTTGACCTTCCGATAATACTTCACGGGTCACCCTTACTATATCATCTTTACTTGTGAGATCAATTTGTTTTATCCGCTCACCTGAATTTAACTCAAGCCAGTTTTTTACATACGTTTCCCACCATCCAGATGGAGCCTTATTTTCGATTGTAACAGTGTTCGCAAACTCAGGAAATGTTGTCAGATAAATCTTAAAGAAAGCCTCTTTTGTCAATCTAAAATCAATAAAATAATTATCAGCCAACGCTTGCATTCTTTCAGGTGTTTCCTGCCTTGGCAACTCAAAATAAAATAAAGCTTTCTGCTCCTTCAATACCTTACGGAAACTTGAAGCAGCCGCCTTATAATGCTTGCGCCTCTTATTCTCTATTTCCCGAAGTGTTGCCATCCAAAACCCTTGTTATTTGTGCGTCTGATATTTCAATGTCTTCAAGTCTTTTCACACTCGAAGGGATGAGTATCTCATCCATATATTCGCTTTCAAACTTATCGTAATTCATATGTTTGCGCTTTTCATTGCCAGTGATCCAGTAGGCACGCTCAAGTATAGTGATGTCCTTCAGTAGTTGTTTGCGCAATTCTGCATACTCAAATTGGTCGTAATATAACAGTAGTTTACGGCTGTCTTTAAATTTAGGCACCAGCCACTGATTTAATTTTTCATAAAACAAATCTTTTTCAGGAATCACTGCATCATTGATAAATGCAACGATCGCCTCCTCCATGTTGTTGTAAGTACTGGCTGAGCTATCCCCGAAAACTTTAGGATCAACATGGTAAACATTGCACATGTCAGTTAACGTCATTTTGTTTGCTTCAATGATCGCCATGTCATCTGGTGTAAGCCCGATCTTCAAGAAGTCAACTACCGCATTAGTGACGATAATATCATTGCGGTTTCCTTTTATTAAATCTTCAACATACTTAGCCTGATCGGGCGTGAATGCTCCGTCTTTCCCAGTCACTATGCCTGTTTGACCAAGGTTTTGAAATATTTTAACTAAAGCATCATACCCTGAGTTATTAGCTGTGATTGACTTACTTGCTGCCTTGATAGGTGACATTCCATAAGGGTTGCCGTAAACAGTATCGAATGCCGGGTCAAAGTTTTTGATGTGTAATATTTCTTCCGGTAAAAATTCAGTTGCCTTATTAGAGCTGTAGGTTAGCCTGTATGCTGTTGGTGGCTGTGTAAACACTTCGCCAATGATCTGCATGTACTGCGACGGCAATACCCACAATTCTTTAGGCATTCCAGTCTGGCTGCCAGTGTCAGGAGCAAGCCCCCAAATGTAAGAATCGCCTGTGACCAGCTTGTATATTACATGCTGCATTTCCAACTCTGACCAACATGTTGCAGGGTTTGGCTTATAAAGCAGGTCTAATATAGGATGTGACAGAATCTTCACACGTGTACCATCTGGCTTCAACTCGCATAGTTTGGGATAAATTCCAGCGGCTTTCAGCGCAATCTTATGCACTATCGAATATACCAAGGCATTCATTTTATAAGCTTTGTCAATATAGCTTATGTTGTCCTGAATGCTAAAGATAGGGGTTCGGTTGTTTACCCATCCCATTGTGGTAAACGGGTTAACTCCCTTTTTTTCCCTGAATCCTGTTAATATTTTTTGAAGTATATTCATAATATTTATTTTGCGACTCCGGCGTAAAAGTTACGGGTAAACATCTTTTCAACAACTCCCGTAATGGCATCAGCAGCGTCATCATGTTTATTTTTTCCCTCTTTCTTGTATGTTCTGATCGCTGCTGCAAAATCATAAAATTGCTGCTGCCAACCGGCTGGCATGATAACCTTTTGTGTTACCTGATTTGAATTATTGAAAATTCTTGCATTTTTGTTTTCAGATTGATGAAACCAAAGATAAGTGATTGACTTACCTTGCGAACGTGTTATATTTTCAACGGCTCTGGCAAACCCACGACCTCCGTTATTAGATTCTACGTGTGCTATTTTCACGTTGTTACGTATCAATATTTGCGCTGTCTTTGGCTCTGTAATTTCCATCGCATCCTTGCAATAGACCACATCTAATACATATGCAAGCCCCTGTAATTTGCCGTAAATTATACCACAAAGGAAGTCATCACCCTCATCAGCGGTGTCAATGTAGCATTCAATTGATTCAAATGTTTCTGGTATGTCTGTATAGGTCTTAAACTGGCCATACATCAACCCCTGAATGTCCATGGGTTTCTGAAAATAGTTTGCCTCAAATATTTCAGGCATCATATTTTGACGTTTATCTGCCAAAGATTCAGCGGACAACAGTTCTGGGCATAAGTATTCGCCGTTGTCTTTTATGGCTTTAAATTCGATCACATCCCACTTGTCTGGTTCATTAGCCAGTACACATCCGATCAGGTCTTTCGTTGCCCATCTGGTAAAGCAGATTATTTCTTTCCCTCCCTCTTCAATACGTTGCTTGAGAGTGTTGTTATAAAAATTATAATGTCCCTCTAAAATCACGTCATTCAGGGCTTCATAAGCATTTTTAACTAAGTCATCAATGATAGAAATGCTGGCACCAATCCCGGTTAGTGTTGAGGTTGGAGAGCCTCCCAAATATGACATGTATTTATTTTCCAAAGCCCAAAGCCCTGCTGCTGCTGAACCCTCTTTTATTTTTAAGTTTGGAAATATATCCCGGACAGTGTGCAGCTCCGGTGATTGCGGTGTTTGGATTAGATCACGGACTTGCTTGCTAAAAAGTGTTGAAAGGGTTTCGTTATAGTTGATTGACATTACTTTTTCGTTGCAATTAAGCCCAAAAATCCATGTGCAAAATAATATTAATGTCCTTGTCTTTCCCATCCTTGGTGGCATTGATATTGCTAATTTCGATTTACTTTTTCCCTCATAAAATGACTGTAATGCATAGCATAAATCTCTGAGATATGGTCTGGATTCTTTGTAGAAATCCGGTGCAATGTATTTGCAGTATTCCCAAAATGAACCTGAACATAATACTTGGTCAATATACCGCTCTGTTGCATTATTCAGGCTTTTTACCATATTTCAAAACATATGCTTGTTCAAACGTCAAGCACTCAGTTTGCTTCTGTTCTGATTCAACCATGCCTGAATGTTCAATGTATTGTTTGGCTTCACCGTATGCATATTTAAAAACGAATTCAGCACTTCTTACATCTCCGGCCTTACCCTTTGCAATGTGTTTTTTTACAATGGCTTTCAATTCGTCCATTGACAGCTCATCAATCATCGCTTCTGTAAGAATTGGGAGTTTGCGGTTTAAGCCAGTTCTATTGATGTTTTGTGGATTTTTATCAAATCCATTTCCATCTTTATTGCCATTTAAATACTTCTTAGCCATTCGGTTGCTTATCGGTTGCTTAAAACACGATTAAAAACGCAAATATAAGGATTAAAAACGGGATAACAATGTTATTTGGCAGAAATAGTAGTATAAATAAATTACATTAATTACATTAAATTACATCAAATGTAATTGATTATATATATATATATTAGATAGTTAAGTATATGAATTACATCATTACATCATTTCAACTTTTTTTTTGCACTTTTTTTTAGGACGGTTTAAAATAATTTTGATGTAATTTTAAAAAAGAGTTTACAGGATTTTTTCGATTTTAATGTAATGATGTAATTTTCGCTTATATAATAATGATATACAAAATGTTAACCCAATTACATTAAAGTAATACTTTAAGTAAATGATGTAATTTGATGTAATTTTATAAAGTAATGATAAATAAGTAGTTAATTAAAAAAACTATTATAAAATAGGTTTTTATGTATTAAATAATATGATTTTTACTATTATCAAAAATATGATTTTTATATTGATTATTGGTTTTTATATTTATTTTTGCCTCATCAAATTTATCGAAAAATGGAAAAATATTTTAATTCTTACAAAAAAGACCCTGCGGGATTCGATACCCATGATGCAGGGTTTTCTGTTTTAATACCTATACTATGGAAAAAGAATATGCCTGTCATGCTTGCGGCTCAGTAAGCGATACCCATGTACAGTATAATAAACCTCCGCATATCGGATTGATATGTAAGGACTGCGGTACTCATATAACATGGTTGGTGAAGCCTGTTAGCGATTTTGAGTTTTGGTTTGGAAAGTACAAAGGTTGTAAGCTGTCAGAAATGACAACTCCAGATCATGTAAGTTGGTTAAAATGGTGCTTAGCCAATTGCACTAATTTAAAAACAAAATATGTTGACTTGGTGAAAAAACATGTAGGCTTATGATAAAAGAAGTTGAACGTTTATTGTCTTTAGGTTTTCATTGTATTCCATGTAAAACTGACAAAACCCCGTGTGTAAGTTGGAAAAAATATATGGAAGAAAAACCGACTATTGATATATTTAAGAAATTTGAAACGGTTGCAATATTGGGAGGTCGTAAGCTTGAGATATTAGATATTGATACAAAATATCACTCAAGTAAGTCAATTTACGATCAATTTAAATCAATAGTTGCGGATAATATTTATAAGGAATTTCTTATCATTCAAACACCGAGCGGAGGTTATCATTATTATTATTACACTGATATTTCAGAAGGCAATCAGAAACTAAGCCAGAATATCAAAAAGGAGGTACTTTTTGAAACACGTGGCAATAATGGCTACTGTTTATGTCCACCAAGTAAAAACTATCAAATTTTAAGCGGAGGATTTGAAAATATACCATATTTGACTAATGATGAAAGGCAATGTTTACATCAGATATGCAGAGCATATAATGTTGAGGAAAAAAAGAAATCATTTGACTTAAACAATTGTTTTGATCAATTTAATCAAAACGGAGATGTAATACAGTTGCTGCAAAAACACGATTGGAAAATATCACATGAACATAACGGAGAAATATATTTTACAAGACCGGGTAAAAATAAAGGTGTATCAGGAGCTTATAATAAAGCGATGAATTGTTTTTATGTATTTACTTCATCTACTTATTTCTCACAAGACAAGGCGTATAATCCCAGCAGTGTTTTTATTAAATTGGAGGCATCAGGTGACGTAAATACGGCAAAAGAAAAATTAATATCGCTTGGATTTGGACAAAAAGAGTATGTAAGAAAAGATATTCCTGAATCAGAAGTTGCTCCCAAAAAGGCACTCATTCAAGTGGTGGAAGATTACTTTAATAAAACATACGAATTCAGAAAAAATATAATTAATCAAAAAATTGAATTTAGAAAAATCAATACAGACGATCCATTAAAAAAAGTTTGTATTCCAAGTTTGTGGCGTGAATTACAGTTAAGAAAATTAAATTTTAAAATTGAAAATATAAAAAATTTATTACAGTCAGATTTTGTTTGCGAATACGATCACTTTAAAGTACATTTTGAATCGCTAAAATATAACGGACATGGGTTTATAGACAAGGTTTCGGAATACGTAAAGACAAATGATAATGAGTTTTGGAAAATGATGTTTAAAAAGGCATTGATACGTAATATAGCCTGTGGGCTTTATGGTATTGAAAATAGAATTGTAATGACATTATCAGGAGAAAAGCAAGGTACAGGAAAAAGCACATTTATACGCTGGCTAAATCCTTTTGGAAATGAATATTATACCGAAAGTCCTTTGCGCTCAGATAAGGACACTCAATTTAGGTTTTCGGAATGTTTTATATATAATTTGGAGGAATTACAGGCTCTTAATGGAAAGGATATAGAAGCTTTAAAAACAATAATAAGTCAATCAATTGTTAGAGAGCGCAAGCCCTTCGCAATTGATGAAAACACCCAGATAAGAAGGTGTAATTTTTGGGCATCTACGAACAGGGATAATTTTTTGACTGACACGGAAAACACACGTTGGCTAATATTTACGATTGAATCAATAGATTGGAAATATAAGAGTGAAATATCTATCAATGATGTTTGGGCTGAGGCTTATGATTTGTATAAAAATGGATTTGACTATTATCTAACAAAAGATGAAGAAAAAAAACGTGAGTGCTATAATAAAACCTTTGAATTAATCACAAATGAAAGGGACTTATTAATAAAATATTTTGAAAATCCTGTTAATGGTTTTGGGGAATTTATGACAAACGCTGAAATAATGAGTTATCTTAAAGATTATCATGCAAAATTACAGTTGGATTCTCGAAATTTAGGCAGGTCGTTAAAGCAGTTAGGTTTTTTACCTGAATCGAAAACATCAAATGGTCATACTAACCGTGGTTGGATGGTACATAAAATTTGGGGAGAAAAAACAGAGGAACAAATAATGAGCGAAAAATTTAATCGAAATTCTGATTCACCTTTTTAAAAGATTTTTATAATAATTATGGTTTAAAATCACGGATTATAAATATTATACAAACTGAAAGTAAAAGCAATATAACAATTACTTTCTTTTTTGAATATTCAGAATAGATGACCCTATCCTTCTACCTATATCAGCAATTTCGCTCCGGTCACCGTGAGCTGCTAATTAAGCATGAGAATAGGCAGGCAATCAAAGATTTGATTGATGAAATGGGAATGACGGGAGAATATGGGATAACCATAACGGCTGGGTTTAG